TCATCCTTTCTGATTGCCAACCACTGGCACTATCTTCACTTTGCGATCGTAAATTGCCGTCTGGCTCGCGTTTTTGTGGCCTGATATCGCCTGCTTATCTGTCAGAGAACCGTCCAGATCAGAAATACCTTTCGCCTTTAGGTCGTGGTACGTAAAGTCGAAATCCATATCGGGATTTGCGGCAATTGCCGCCAGCTTTGCATTGCGCCACTGGCTATTAAATCCATCGCGCGTGTAACGGTTGCCGTTACGTTGGTGGATCACGTACACGCTGGAAATTCCGTCTTTGATTGGCAACGTGTCGGCCAACGTTACCGCAGCACGTAGTCGGTCTGACCAGGCTTTGATCTGCTTGGCACCGGTCTTGCCCTGGCAGATAAAAATCCCAGGCTCTAGGATCTGCGAACGACTTAACGAAAGTACGTCAGCCTGCCGGGCGCAGCACAGATAGGCGATCTCCATTGCAACTTTCAAAGTATCAGGGGCGACCACATAGACTGCATCGTATTCAGCGTCGGTGATATAGCGCTCGCGAGACTTCTCCTTAAATTGCCTCACCCCTTTACAGGGATTTCCTTTCACATATCCGCGCTCGTAGCTCCAACCGAATACCCGCGACATGAAGGTTTTTTCGCGGTTAGCCTGGGTCTTACTTTTAAGCCCTCGCTTATCCATGTATTTTCTTATGTGCTCCGGCTTTATGTTGTTCGGATCCATATTCCCAAACACAGGCATCACCTTTTTTGCATATTTCTGATAATCCTTCTGGGAGTCGAAGGCTAAATCGGTAAATTCAGCAGAGCTTAGGAACCTATCAGCCAAAGTTTTGAACGTTACCTTATCCTCTTTTTGACTGGTAAATTCTTCGTATGCCACCCAGACGGTGGACTGTGTCGCATCAAGAGGGCAGAGCCTTATAGTTCTGCCATCCGGGTGCTTGAATTCATAGGCGGATCGGCCGCGTGATACTCTAGACGGCATCCAGTTATCCGCGGGGTTTTTGCGCTTGCCGGCCATTTACATCGCCTCGAAATCTGGTTCTTCCGCCACAGGTTTTGGCGGTTCATTACGGTATTTTACGGGGTTAAGGAAATGCCCCCATGTTGTTTTTGGGTGGCCGTCAGGGCGTTCAATAAAAAATATCCCGGCCCGGCGGAGAGCGTCACATTGTTTCGACTTATAATGGTGGCCGGTCAACTCAATCATCTCTTCTTTCGTAATTATGTCGTGGTCGTTTCGCATGGTCTTTCCTCGGTTCAATCATCCAGGCTATTGCGTCGTCGGTCACACGACATGCCCGGGTGATATCGTCATCGCTCAGCGTCGCTTTTCTGACGCTGGCAGACAGCCGGCCGATCTTGATATCGAAATCAGAGAGTAGGCGGGCGCCTGGTTGCCATGGTTGCATTGCTGTTCCCCGTTGTGTGGTTTCCAACAATGCAAACATGGCGGCGGTGGTTATTTCTGATTTGGCGTAATCGGTTTTTTAAAGGCCTCTTTCTCGCGCGTCAGGCGTACAGACTGCGGGAAATGGAAAGCCAGCTCACCGCGGCTCTCGGCCTCAATGATTCCGGTGGTGCCGTCGGGGAAGGTCACGTGCACCGCATCGCCTTTGGCCAGGTACATTCTCAGCATGTGAGATCCTCAGTATTGGCCCCGTTGCCGGGGCCGGGTGATCACCGCACCTGCAGCGATGGTTCGCCGATTTCGATATGTGCGCCTTTGACTTCCACGCCGTTCTCGATTGCCTCTTTGATGGCTTTCTTGTCCGGCGCTACCACAGTTTGCACAGTCACAAGTTCATCCGGCAGCAGGTCGGCATTGTCGACCACCACGTTGGCGGATCCTTTGCGCGCCGTGAAGGTGTTCGCCGTGGTTTTAATGGAGCCCTGGCCGCTGGCCAGCAGGCACGCCAGCACATACTTGCGGATCGACTTGGCGCGGTTCTCGAATGATTTTTTTCGGTCGGTCAGGCGTTTGATTTCCGCCGCCAGCGTGTCGGCTTGCCCCTCGATATTACGAACGTGGATAAAAGCAGTGTCCAGTTTGTCGCCGAGCGCCCCCTCGATACCCTCCAACGTGTCGGCGATCATCTCCGGCGTCAGATCGTCGGAGGTTTCGATCAGCTCCTGAAACTTGGCGTAATCAGCTGCTAATGCAATGGCGTTAATGCTCATGATGCTTTCTCCTCGCTCAGAGCTGCGATTCGCTCATCTTTCAGTGCGGTCAGGCGGCGCAGGCGGCCGGCCAGGTACTTGGCATGATCGGCATCGCCTTTTGCCTCAGCGGCCTTGCGATGCGTTTCGACCTCGCGAGCGATTGAGGCGTGAACCTTGCTGGCCTCGTTGACTGTTACAGCAGATGTGATGGTGTCGGCGACTTTTGCCAGCTTCTCGTCCAGTTCTTCACGCAGGCGCGTTACATCTTCGGCCTTGTCACTGGCATTTCTGATCGCAAACTCGGTGGCGTTTTCTTCCCGATATTCCGGCAGGTCGTGCCAACCCAGGAACACGTCGGCGGAGAAGCCCAGCATGGACAGCGACTTTTTGATCGCATCGGTGAGGCTCTTTTTCATCACCTCACCGTCAGCCATAAAACCGCGCTTCGTTTTGTACATGTACGGCGTGGCGCCATAAGCTGTAACGCGGCCTTTGGTACCGTTCAGGACATACCAAAACTCTATCAGCAGGCTGTGGTTCTGCTCGAACAAGATAGAGCCGTCGGCATCGCGAAGAATGCGGTTACCAATAATTTTCCCGCCCTCGAATACGGCCTCGCTCATTGGTGCGCCGGCGATCATCTTCTCCTCTACAATGTCAAAGCCCCAGCCCGTACCGATAGGGCCAAAAATTTCGGTTGCGCGCATAAACATGTATTCGCTGTTGATGCTTGTACCTACATAGCCAGCCCCCTCGATCGGCTTCGTATATCGAGGATCTGTGCGCATAACGCGCTTCCAGATATCGAGATTCTGCTGGGCCTCCGCTGGCTGCTCGGCGATCACCTGCGCAACCTGCGCGGCGCGCTGCTGGAAATCGTCGGCTTTCAGCTGCTGCGCCAGCGCTTCGGCGCGGTCGGCGTTTTCATCCGCCTGCTGCAGTTGCGGGGATTTCTCCACTGGCGCGTTGGCGTAAACGCCATAGCCCATCTGATCCAGTTGCTGCTTGGCCTGCGCAGCCGCGGCGTCGGTAACCTGCTGCTGCGCCACTTCCGTTTTTTCACCCTGACTTGAGGCGGCAGATTGCGCCGTGTCTGGATCCACATGCTGCTGCTCACCGCTGCCGATCAGACCTTCGATAGAGAAGCGGCCGCCGCCGAGATTTTCCACTGATACCGGTGGTGGGTTCTTGCCGTAGGAATCCAGCTCTGGGCATGCAGTGTGACCAGCGAGGCGCGATTTCACGAAGTGCAGGCGTTCGGCGTCGTCGCTGATCAGCTTGAGATTTTTCAGGCCGTCGGAAATGATGCTGTGGCGCACATCGGTTTCGACGTTGAGAATGCCGACGATCACACGCAGCGTTTTGTCCCACGCGCGCCAGGCGTTATCGCGGTTGGCGATAATCTCTTTGGCGTTCTTCACGTCAGCCGCCTTCGCTTCTGCAGGATTAACGCCCATGATTGACAGTGCTGTGTGCATGCTCAGGGTGTTGTAGTCGGCCGCGCCGCCGGCATTGTCGGTGCTGGTGCTGGTGCTGGTGCTGGTGCTGGCTGGCGTCAGGTTTTCACGGTCGCGCGGATTATCCACCCAAGCCTGAGCAAACTCGACAACATCATCATGCGACGGCATATCATCCCCAAAGCTCTGAATGACAGCCTGCGCCAGCCGCAAAATCGCCTCGGGTGACATAGCACCGACCGCTTTTACCGACTGCAGACCAGTGATCAGGTCGCGCATGCCGGTATCGTCCGGGGTTTCTTCATCGTTGATGAAATCCGCAGCCATCGACAGTTGATGGTTATCGATCTCGGTATTGCAGTACATGACGACTGCGGCGATCCGAATATCCGCAGGCTGAGCCATCAAATCGACCGGGCCGGCCGGCACTTCCGGCTCTGGCTCTTTTGGCGTCCACGCGCTGCCGTCGAATACGTTCTCAGCGGCAAATTTTTCATCGAACTGACCGACGGCCGGACGAGGGTGGCCGGTCTGATCTTCGACGGTTTTCGCCCCGAAAAAGTTATCAACGCTTTCAGGATATTTTTCGTAAAGCTTGCCGATCGCGATACCCTCGGCCGCTTTCTTGTTCGGCGCATCAAGCGCGATCACCAGCGCCACCGCGCCGTTAACCAGAGCCTTTTTCTTCGGCTCAAAAAGTGAAATGTAGATAGGCATTTTTGGTCTTTCCTCTGTTGGAGTGTTAGCGCTGGTCAGACGCTGATCTGGTTATCCGGCAACAAACCGGCAATCACGCGCTCGGCGGTAATTTTTGCATCCTTGAGAGTTGCAAGTTTCGCTTCATATTTCCGCTGCTCATTCATAGCCAATTCGCGGATGAGCAACGGCTCAACTGACAAGCGGCAGTCCATGCCTCGGACTGGATCGGCAAAAATCATCACCTTGTGAACATCGCCATCGCAGATTTCAACAATGCGCTTAGCGCGGTCCAACCCTTCGGTGGTGTCTGCAATAGCTTCTAAAAGTCTCTGAATATCCATGGTCTTTCCTCTGTTAAAAATCGGCGCTGGTCAGGCTCCGGGGTGGGTTAAAACTTCTCGCGCGCTACGGCTTTCACGTTGTCGCAATACCAGCTGTAAAGCTCACGCTGGCGCTGCTGCAGGGTGTCAGGCGTTGCCATCATTACGGCCATCAGCAGGCGGTCTCGGGTGTCGGCGGCGTTGCCGTCGATGTGGGTGAAAACTCCGATCGCCTCGTCGGAATAGCCGTGCGTCGCCGCGGCTTCGAATTGGTCGCGCTGCCCGGCATCATCATGGCGTTGCCACAGCGCCAGCTCGGCGCTCAGGTTGTGGGTTTCGATATCCATGGACGCGACCTCAGTACGGGAGTTCGTTGGCGTCGACAGGGCAGTGCTCAATGCAAAGCAGCTGCTGCACCTGATCGTCGATCTCGGCAATGCGTTTGTAAGTGGCGTCGGCCAGACGGGCTTTTTCCAGCTGCAACGCTTCAACCTGTTTCCCGATGATGTCGATCGGTTCAGGCTGATTAACGTCGATGTGGATTGTGCGGGTTTCCAGCAGCACGTATTCCGGGTACTGAGACATATCCATGGTGAACACGGAGATTTTCTCTTGGGTGTACTGGCTAACGTTCGCGTGGATAAACAGCGTGACGGGTATCTGTAGTGCTTTCATAGCGACTCCTGATATAATCGGAGCTGATCAGTAGCTCCATGGGTTATTGGTCTTTCCTCGATACAGGGTTGGTCCCCTGTATCATTCCCGGTTGCTTTGGTCGGCGCCGGGGTAAAAGAACCCGCTTCGGCGGGTTTTTTTACGTCTGGGTTGCCGGTCTTTCCCGGCTGTCAGAGCTGGTCAGGCTCCCGGTCTTTCCTCAATTTGCTGGGTGAAAAAATTGCCCCGGCGCGCGGGGCGAAAGACTACACACAGCAATGTCTTTCGGGTTGTGGTGGTCGAGAACAACGCCCCGAAGTTACGACCACCACGTTTAAATCCTTTGCCGCGTATCGCCCGGCTGGCGGAACATTCTGAACAACCGCTGCAGGGTTAGTGCGCTGTTGATGGAAATTAGCTTAACTAAAGGTAAGTTATTGGTCAATGAAAATTACTTGCAAAAAGTTAAGTTTCTGCGTCACGTGAAGTAACCAGCTGATATTTAGATTATTTTTTCTTTGAGTTTTTTCTTGCGGTCAAAAGTTCTTCAAAAAGAGCATTGAAGTCGTTGACCTTGGCCTCTAGATCAGCCAAGTGACGATCTTTCTCTGATTCAGGAAGAGAATCAAATAGTTCGATGAGCTTTGTTTGTCGCTCGTCAAGCTCTACAGGCAGCTGATCGGCAGGGAGTGGGGTTTGATCTTCATCACCGTAAAGCAACCAGGTAGGAGTACAGCGTAGAGCCTTAGACAACAGAAAAAGGTTTTTGCCTTTCGGTTCAGTGTCTCCGTTCTCCCATTTAAAAACTGTGACGTGAGAAACCTTCACAGCGTCAGCTAGTCGCTGCTGTGAAATGTCCAGTTCTGTCCTTCGCATTTTCATGCGGTCGCTTAATGAGGTCATTTTCATCCAGTTACTATAAATTAATTTGACTTAGCTTTTGTTAAGTTGTAATTTTCAAACAAATGTTAATCACGGGAGGCAAGAATGCTTACTGAAGACGCAGTTAAATTCTTCGGAAATAAAACCAAACTCGCTGAAGCCGCGGGTGTTTCGCAGGCTTCAGTATCGCGTTGGGGGAAGCAAATTCCCGAACGACGCGCTGCTCGTTTAGATCGCTTAACTGATGGTGAGCTGTCTTACGACCCCGCGGCATACCAGCACCCGAAATCAACGGATGCAGCTTAACAACCAACCCCACCGAAATCCGATTAAGCAAAATTGGTTTTCGAGCGACAGGAGACGCGAAGTGGAAAACATCGAGAAACTGAAAAACGAGATCGTGAGCTGGGCGGCCGAGCAGGGGCAGGAACACGTTGTCATCGAGATCACCCGCGCATGGTTCCAGCTCGGCGCCGACGGCGGTCGGGTTCGGCTGTATCAGATCGAGGATGAAACCGGCGCCGCCGACTGGCGGGCGATCAACACCAACCGGCAGGCGATATTTCGTCACATGCGCAGCGAGTCGAAAGCCGCGCGTGAGAAGGTGCAGGAGCTGGCCGACGCCATGCTCGCAGCGCTGCCGGCGGAACGGCGTGCCCGGCTGGCCGGACCGACTCAACAGTATTTGCTTTCGGTGGCCATCCGTGAATTTTCCGCCGCGATTATCGCAATCCTGCTCGGCGCCTGTGACACGCCGCAGCGCATTGCCGGCGCACTTGTCGCCCTGCAGGAAACCCAGCGCCTGACCAGCGCCGCGTAAAACTTTGTACCGAGGAAAGACCAATGCAAGCCAACCACATCACATACCGGAACGGCTGGCGCCTGAATGGCATGCCTGCCGACGCCGCAGATATCAGACCGATATTTGAAGATCGCCAGGCTGCCGCGCATGCCGTCTGGGAACAATACGAGCAGGGCAAGGCAGCGCTGCGTGAGGAAAACTTATCGCCGGAGCAGTACCAGGACGCGTGCCGCCAGCTTGCAGACTCGCTGGGGATTTGATCATGAGTATGGAAATGATGGTGCGGGCCATGAAAATCAAAGTCGGCAACCCGCTGCGCAAATTGGTGCTGCTGAAACTGGCCGACAATGCCAGCGATCAGGGTGAATGCTGGCCATCGGTGCCTTACATCGCCGAGCAGTGCGAGATCTCCGAGCGCTCGGTGCAAAATCACATTCAGCAGCTGGTCAAAGATGGACTGGTGCGCATCGAAAAACGCCTGGCGGAGAATGGGCTTAATCGCTCAAATGTTTACCACATCACCTTATCTGGCAGTGGTGCAAATCCTGCACCCTATGGTGCAGCTCCTGCACCAGGTGGTGAATCTCCTGCACCAGGGGGTGGTGCAGCTCCTGCACCCAGAATCAGTCAGTCTTTTGAACCAGTCAATGAATCACCCCCTAACCCCCAGGAGGGGGACGACGCTGGCGCGCCGGATAAGTCAAAAATTAAATATCAGGACGTGGCTGACGCCTACAACGAAATCCTGGGTGACCGTCTGCCGAAGGTGCAGGAGCTGAACGACAAGCGCAAACGCCAAATCAAGCGCCTGCTGGGCGAGCTGCATGAACCGACCATTGACGCGGTGAAAGCCTACCTTGAGACGTTCGCCGACACTGCCGGGCCGTTTTACTTCGGCGACAACAACCGCGGCTGGCGTGCCGGATTCGATTACCTGCTCCGTTCCGAAGTGCTGGTTAAAACCCGCGAGGGTTCGCTATGACGCCGCAGGAGATGGAAGCGACGGTGCTGAGCGGCTTGCTCGTTGGCGGTGCTACGCCTGACGCGCTGGACGTAATTGCGACCATGCCCGAGGACGCTTTCAGCATCCGGTTTTACCGCGAGGCTTACCGGGAAATTAAGAAACAGGCGCTGACGCATGGCGTGATCGACGTGGTGCTGATCAGCGAGTCACTCGGTGGCGATAGCCTGGCGTCGCTGGTGCAAATCAGTCGCATGCCTGGCACGCTGGCCAACCTGAAAGGCTTCGCGTCGCTGGCAACCAAGGGCTGGCGCAGCCGCCAGATGGCCACGCTGCTGCAGGATGGCGCCGACAGTATCCGCAACGCCAGAAACCAAGAGCAGCGCGACGCCGCGATCCAGTCGTCCGTAACCAAGCTGATCGAAATGTCTGCCGATACCGGCGGCGTGGTTCCGGTGCACCTGGGTGAACTGCTGGGCGGTTACATGGACTTGATGGATCGCCGCATGAAGGGCGACGCCGAAATGCGCAACCTGTACAGCGGCATTGCCGAGCTGGACGCGATTACCGGCGGCTGGAACCCGCAGGATCTGATCGTGGTCGCCGGCCGCCCGGGCATGGGTAAAACCGAATTCGCGTTGAAGGTGATCGAGGGCGCTACGCGTGACGGCGGCGGGGCGTTGATTTTCAGCATGGAAATGGCGGCGCTGCAGATGGTAGAGCGCTCCGTCGCCGGGGCCGGAAACCTGTCAGTGTCGAAGCTGCGAAAGCCGGAATCGCTGTGCGACGAGGATTGGGGCCGGATACACGCGGCGCTTGAGGTGCTGAATAACCGCGATATCTGGATCGTCGATGCGACCGACCTAAACGTTGACCAGATCCGCGCAATCACCGAAACCCACAAACGCCGCTACCCGCACCTGGCTGTCGCCATGGTCGATTATCTGGGCCTGATCGCCAAGCCCAAAGCAGAGCGCAATGATCTGGCCATGGGCCATATTTCCCGCAGCCTGAAAACCATGGCCATGCGGAGCAAAACGCCAGTGCTGGCGCTGAGCCAGTTATCGCGGAAAGTCGATGATCGCCCGGTCACTGCCCGTCGGCCGACAATGTCCGACCTCAGCGAATCCGGCAAGGTTGAGCAGGACGCCGACAGCATCGTGTTGCTGTACCGCGACGGGGTTTATAACCAGGACGGCCCGGCGGCGCGCTACGCAGAAATCATCGTTGGTAAAAACCGATTCGGCCCCGGCGGTACGGTTTACCAGGAGTTTAAAAACGGCCACTTCGTCGATTGCGATCAGGCAGTGGCACAGGAAGCAACCCGCATCCAGAAGGAGGCACAGCAACCCAAACCGAAAGAGCGACGTTACGCGACAAAGCCATTTTAACCGGCGCCTGACCAGCGCTTGAACGACCAAAACGAGGAAAGACCATGAGCACTATCAACGAAATGATCCGCGATAAGCGGTTTGTGATGGATGACGGCTGCGACCACGCGCCGGCGATTCTCGACCGCATCAACCAGGCAGCCCGCGCCCGTTCCCGCGCGCCGTACTGCCCACCTCCGAAACCCCAGCGCGTCGCCCGGCCGGCAGCCGAATCCGGCCCGATCGTCAAAATCGGTGACCGTATCAGCTACGGCCGCCGGGTGATGACCGGTATCTACGAGCTGCAGCGCCTGGGGCGCTCTCCCGAAAGCATCGCGCTGATGCTCCGCATGCCCCTCGATCGGGTACTGCACATCCTGAAGCCTCTAACGGCCGTACGCCGCGAAATACAGAAAAGCGTGGCAAGTGGGTTACCCCCACGTGAAAAAGACGTCATGCGCCGTCTGGCGGCCGAATCGAGGGCATAAACCATGGCCGGGCAATCGGACTATCTACCGCCCGGCCTGCCATTCAATCGAGGCGCCTGGACGCAGGAACAACGCGATTTAGAGCAGTTCGACCTGCGCGCCTGTGGCCTGGTCCGCGATTTATTCGCGAGGAAGATCACCCGCACAAAGGTGCTGGTGGCGATTGAAGAGGCGCCGGAGCAATACCGGGAACATTTCAGAGCACGCTTGAATTACTGGCGTGATCGCAGAGAGGGGAAGGGACAATGACACATTTCAAAGGCTGGGCGATCAACAACCCGTGGGCGGCGCTGTTCTATGCATGCGCGATTTTCTGGGTTGCAGTAGCGGCGGCCGTCGCGCTGGTGGTGCTGGTATGACGGAAATCAAATCACCAGCGTTGCGTTATCATGGCGCTAAATTCCGCCTGGCACCATGGATTATTGAGCACTTGCCAGAGCACACCTGTTACGTTGAACCATTTGGTGGCGCAGCTGGCGTATTGCTGAGGAAAAAGCGCAGTTACTCAGAGGTTTACAACGATATTGATGGGGATGTGGTGAACTTGTTCAAAGTGTTACGCGATCCTGCCAACAATGCTCGCTTACGCGCACTGTGCGCATTGACCCCTTATAGCAGAGATGAGTTCAACGCCGCTTACGAACCAACAGAAAATCCGATAGAGAGAGCCCGACGGATGGTGGTTAGAGCCTGCATGGGGTTTGGCTCCGCCGCAGCTGTGGGCGGGCAATCGGGATTCCGCAGCGATAGTAAGCGTCAGTATGCGACTGCTTCTCATCTTTGGGCAAGTTACCCCGACAATCTGGCGGCAGTAGGGCAAAGGTTTAGTGGTGTGATCATCGAAAACAGGCCTGCAGTTGACGTGATAAAGGCGCATGACTCTGAAAAGACGGTGTTCTTTATAGACCCTCCATATCTACCAGAAACCAGAGTTCAGCGTAATCGGTACTACCGCTTTGAAATGGATAAGGCTGAACACCACATGTTATTGAATGCGATTCTAAAGATTAATGGAATGGTTTTGATTTCTGGCTACGACTCCGAGCTTTATAACGACTTGTTAAGAGGGTGGCGTAAGGTAAAAAAAACAGCGAGAATAAGTGCTGGAAGAGGTACTAAAACCAGAACCGAATGCTTGTGGATTAGTCCAAACTCAGTGTGATAATTTTTTTTGGATTAATTCCTTTATGAATTATTAGTTGGTTTATTAATTCGAAGGCATCCACAGTATAATGATTTGTATGCAAACGCTATGGAGGTATTATGAGTTCAAAATCAAAGAAAATAGATAACACAGAACAAGATGATAGCAAAAATAATGTTTGTGGGATAATTATGCCGATAGCGGATACTCCGACGTATCCTAAAGGACATTGGGCAGATGTGTATAATATTTTAAGCGAAGCAGCTAGTAGCGCTGGTTTTGAACCAAACATGGTAAGTTTTGATGATGATGTAAGTGTAATTCAAAAGCGAATAGTTCAAAACATTTATAATAATCCAATAGTTGTATGTGATATAAGCGCGCGTAATGCCAATGTGATGTTTGAACTTGGTATGAGACTAGCATTTGATAAACCTACTGTAATAGTCAAGGATGAGAAAACACCATACTCCTTTGATATTTCATCCATCGAGCATCTCGAGTACCCGAGTGATTTGCGATATCAGGCGATAAATGAATTTAAGGAAAAGTTAGCCGGGAAAATATCAGAAACCCACAAAAGAGCTACGACCGATCCTGAATACACCACATTCTTAAAGCACTTTGGAACATTTAAAGTTGCGAAGTTAGATGAAAAAGAGGTTGGAGTTAATGAAATATTCTTAGAGGAGCTTAAAGAAATCAAGAGAGCTTTGGCTAGTGTTATTAAAAATGAAAAGAGTACTGGCTTTAATTTTAGGAGCCCAACCTCTCTGGAAAATATAAAGTTAAAGTCCAATGAGGCTTCAAATTTTAATAGCGTCTCCTATACGTTTAGAGAACCTAATATTGGCGATAGGCTTGAGGAATTCATGAATATCGTTGAAAACTTCGATCACACATATGGCACGAGTTTAATCGGGGTTAATAAAATTAGCAGTGATGCAGTGAATGTATTATATGTTCGTCCTCTAGAGCGTGAATTAATCAATAGGTTGAGCAAAGATGTTGCTGAACATTTTTCTGGGGTAGGGAGGGAATAATATGAAAGTTGATAAAGAATATATTAAGAACCTTTTAGGACTGTTTGAGTTAGCTCCTACTGCAGATGTGAATATAAATTATTTGAGTCTTAGCGGGATTGATTACAATACTGACGAGTTTGTTTTTCATATGAGGATTTTGCAGGACGGTGGCTTTGTTGTTCGAAGCGATAATCGTTCTGGATTTGGGCTTGTCGAGGGAGCAGATGGTTATCGTTCCTGGGGAGTTGTCCCCTTACGGTTAACCTCAAACGGGCACGATTTCATTGAGGCCTTGCGTCAAAAGGAAGTCTGGGAAGCCGTAAAATCTAATTTCAAGGACGCAAGTCTAACCACGCTGGCTGATGTTGCTAAGCAACTTGCAGCAGGTTTTGCTAAGAAGAAGGTCAAAGATATTACAGGGATAGATTTAAATTGATAGCTGCGCTGATGGGCTGTGTGTATCAGAGATAGTACAAAATCAATCACTGTTTATTTGTACAGTATTTTGGTGAGATATCCTTGCAGTACACAATAAAGAGATAGCTAATTGATTGATATTAAAGATTTAGTTAAATCATTGCCCAGCACCGGAAGAATGGTTATCTCCTGCGAAAATGGAGTCATAACTGGCACTCGCATCGTTAAGGATAACGAGCACATAGCATCACTTAACGCGTTGATTGATTTGGCAAAATCTGCAGGCTATTCAGTTGTAAGGCCTGATGGAAACGCGCTATAATTAACGGGCTGGACTGAACACCCAGCCCGTTCGAATTCTGAGCAACTGCTGCGCCACCGGAGAAAGCCCATGGCGCAGTATTCGTTTGTAAAATCCGCAGGAAATTTGTTAGTGCCGGCAACCCCGGACGCGATCGAATTCCTGAAAAGCAAAGTGAAGATCGGCGCCGTCCTGTACGCCGATTTTAGCCAGGCTCGCAACCCGGCATTTCACCGAAAATATTTCTCCCTGCTGAATCTCGGATTCCAGTATTGGGAACCGACCGGCGGCGCCATATCGCCGACCGACAAAGAGCTGGTCACCGGTTACGTGAAATTCCTCGCGTATTACGCCGGGAACGAAAGCACGCTGCAGGCAGCCGCCGACGAATATCTGCAGGATGTGGCAGAAAAGCGCGCAGGTAATATTTCGGCCGCAAAATCGTTCGAGGCATTCCGCGCCTGGGTAACGATCCAATCTGGCCATTACACCGCATACCAGATGCCGGATGGCAGCGAGCGCAAAGAACCCCGCAGCGTATCGTTCGCAAAGATGGACGATATCGAATTCGCCCAGCTCTACAAAGCCACCATCGACGTGCTCTGGAATTTCATCCTGTTCCGCTCGTTCCCCAATCAGCAGGCTGCAGAAAACGCCGCTTCCCAACTGCTCAGCTACACGGCATAGGGGGAATCATGGCGACCAAAGACGAAAAACAATGGTTATCCGACGTGGCAGATCTTGGCTGCGTCGTCTGCCGCAATCTGGGTTACGGCTCATCCCCTGCAGAAATACACCATATCCGCACAGGACAGGGAACAGCACAGCGCGCCACCCATAAGCAAACCCTCCCATTATGCCCACCGCATCACCGCACTGGCGGCCACGGTGTAGCCGTACACGCAGGAAGGAAAACATGGGAGAAAAATTACGGCACTGAGCTGGAATTGCTCGATCAGGTTAATCGGGAAGTGGAGGAATTGCGCCAATGCAGAATTTAATCCTATCCCTAAGACCAGCAGGAAATAGCGAAAAGTCACAGGGCGCCCAGCGGTTGAAAAGAACAAAATCCTGTTTCGCCCATCTTCTTGCAATGGCCGGTGGCGTGTTCGTCTCTCTCTATGCTCGCGCACGCGCGCGTTTAGGGGGCTGACCATGCCTCTCGTCGCAACATTCCGCACCGACTGGTTTCGTGTGATTACCGATATCAACCGCACCCGCATGGCAACGCAGAGCATCGCCGAGGAATTGGGCGTGTCGAAATCTGCCGTTCTCGGCTGGAAGTCGGGATCTGAACCGCGTCACGGCGACGGGGAGGCGCTGATCGCGCTTTGGTGCCAGGCGACGGGCTCAGACCGTAGCAACCTGCCGACCGTACTTTACCGGCAATGGTGGACGTTTAAGCGCCCGGTAATTGGTCGGGAATCCGACCGCAAGCAGGGCAGACAATGACCGCTCAACAATCCAAGGAGTAAACGCAATGGCTCGACCACGTAAAAACCTCGAGGTGCCTGGACAGGAAAACCAACAGCCGAAAGAAAACGCCACTGACGCGGTGCTGTTGAATTCTGTCGTGCAACAACCAGCAAACACGCCTGAACAGCTGAACGACGCCACCGCTGGCGCCACGGTGATTACCGCAGGCGATGACAAATCGGCGATTGTGCAGCAGCGCGTCGCAAAGCTGCTCGACGGCGCAGCACTGGAAGAGCGCAACGCGATTCTTTCCGGGCTAAACGAGCAGGGCGCCGCCGTTATCGCTCGATTTGAGGCGCTGGAGTTCCTTGACGCTGACGATCGCAGCCTGACCGACAATCTCGAATTCCTCACCTTGGTGAAGAAGGCCACCGATGTAACTACCGGCAGCGCTGGCCCGATGGTGACGAACGAAGAGGGCAAGAAGCAGCCGGCACCGGGCAAACCTGTTTTAACCGAACACGGCTGGCACGTACCAGGCTAAGGAAATCGCTATGTGTGGATCGACACCGAAAGTTGTTCAGAGCGACCCGCAGGCCGAGGCAGACGCAGCAGCCGACGCTGCGGCTAAAGCCACAAACGCCGACGTGGCAAGCCGCAAGAAGCGCAAAAAAGGCTCGTCATTGCTGGCCAGTGGCGCACAGGGCGCGGCCGATTCCGGCGACTCGCTGCTCGCAAGCGGTGCGCAGGGCAAACCAACGCTGGGAGCGTGATTGATGGACGACACCGCCGCAAGGCTGATTAAACGCGTGAACACGCTCAAAGCCACCCGGCAGATGCATGAAAGTGTCTGGCGGGAGTGCTACGACTACACGTACCCGCTGCGCGGCGCTGGCTTTTCGTCTGAGGTGCTGGACGCTCAGAGCGCGAAGCACAAGGTGGCCAAGCTGCTGGACGGCACGGCGACCGATAGTTCGCGCATGCTGGCGTCAGCTCTCATGTCTGGCATGACGCCAGCAAACGCGCAGTGGCTTAACCTCGACAGCGAATCCCTGCCGGACGACGCCAAAGCGTGGCTTTCTACCTGCGCAACGCTGGTGTGGGAAAACATCCACGCGGCCAACTTCGACGCCGAGGGCTACGAGGCAAATCTCGATGTGGTGTGCGCTGGCTGGTTTGTGCTGTACGTCGATGAAGACCGGGACGAGGGCGGCTATTCATTCCAGCAGTGGCCGCTGGCGCAGTGCTACGTTGCATCGACCCGCAAGGATGGCATTGTCGATACGATTTTTCGCTGCTACCAGCTGACCGCCGAGCAGGCGATCGCCGAGTTTGGCCAAGATGCTGTAAGCGAGAAGATCCGCGACGCCGCCAAGAAAAAGCCAGACGACAAATTTGATTTTCTGCACGCGATTTTCCCGCGCACGAATTACATGGTTAACGCGCGCCTGGCTAAAAACCTGCGCTTCGCGTCGTACAACATCGATGTGACCGCAAAAAAAGTGGTGCGCGAATCCGGCTATCACGAATTCCCGTGCTGCGTGCCGCGCTGGATGAAAATCCCCGGCGGTTCGTACGGCATCGGCCCGGTTTATGACGCGCTGCCGGACTGCAAGGAGCTGAACGAAACCAAACGCATGGAGAAGGCCGCGCAAGACCTGGCGATCTCCGGCATGTGGATCGCCGAGGATGACGGCGTGCTTAACCCTCGCACCGTCAAGGTGGGGCCGCGCCGCATCATCGTGGCCAACAGCGTTGACAGCATGAAACCACTACTGACCGGCTCAGACTTCAACGTCGCATTCACCGCCGAGGAACGTCTGCAGGCGTCAATCCGCAAGATCATGATGGCCGACCAGCTGCAGCCGCAGGACGGCCCGGCCATGACGGCCACCGAGGTGCATGTGCGCGTCGCGCTGATACGCCAGTTGCTGGGGCCGGTATACGGACGATTCCAGGCGGAATACCTGCAACCGCTGGTAGAGCGCTGTTTCGGTATCGCGTTCCGCGCTGGCGTGTTCCCTGAGCCGCCGGAGAGCATGAACGCCGCCAACTTCAACGTGCGTTATATCTCGCCGCTGGCACGCGCACAGAAGCTGGAGGACGTCACGGCGATTGAACGCTACGGTCAGAACGTCATGCAGTTGGCGCAGGTTTACCCGGACATTATCGATAACATGGACAGCGACGAAGCAAGCCGCGTTGTTGGCGAGGCGCTGGGGGTACCGGCCAAGGTTATGCGCTCGTCGGCGGACGTGTCCACGCTGCGCGACCAGCGCGCCAAAAAGCAACAGCAACAACAGCAACAGGCCTTGCTGATGCAGGCCGGCCAGCAGGCTGCAGGCGCTGCGGGACAGAGTGCTGGTGAAGCAATTGGCCAACAACTGGCGGGGGCGCAATGACAAGGAAGCTGATCGGCCCGCAGGATTACAAAACCCTGTTTAACGAAATGCCCGGCGGCCCGGAGATTCTCGACGAACTGACCGCGCGTTTCGGGAAAGCAATTTATGTGAAGGGCGGCCATGAGGCTGACCGCGAAACCTGTTACCGAGCCGGACAACGATCCGTGCTCGATTTCATTTTGCTGCAACTTAACAGAGCAGACGGAGTAAACGACGATGTGGAAGATTAAACACTTATTCATGAATGCAGCCGGCGAAGGTGGGGAAGGTGGCGGCACTGGTGACGGCGGCAACCTAGGCACCGGCGATGGCGGCAGCACTTCCTTGCTGAGCACCGGAGCACAGAATCAGCCAGGTGGCGATGATTGGGTGCCTGAGAAATTCCGCGTCATGGGAGAGGATGGGAAACTCAATATCGAAGGATCAGCGCGCAAGCTGGCTGAGTCCTACACGCACCTGGAAAAACAGCGCGGCACCAGCACGGCACCGAAAACCGTAGACGAGTATGCGCCTACTGTTGAGGTTGAAGGCTTCAAGTGGGACGAGTTCAAGGCCGATCCTGAGATGCAGGGATTCCTCAAGGCGGCGCACGCCAAGGGCATCACCAACGATCAGATGGGCTTTATCCTCGGCGAGTACATGAACCGCGCTCCGGCGCTGGTGGGCGGTGCTGCAGAACTGGATCAAGAGGCGGCGGCTACCGAGCTGCGCAGCACGTGGAAAACCGATGCGGAATTCCAGAAAAATATCGGGCTGGCGCACCGCGCGTTTATGTCGCTGGCTGACCCTGCCGACCAAGGCAAGATGGACGAGATCGGCAACAACCCGATGGTGATCCGCATGCTGGCGAAAATCGGGGCGGAAATGGGGGAGGATAACCCTGTAGGCAATGGCCAAATCAATCTCGAAGAGCAACAGAGCATCCGCGACCTGATGAAGTCCGAGGCTTACAGCAACCCGAAACACGCCGATCACGAACGTGTATCTGCCCTGGTGCGCGCGTTCTACCAGAAAACCTACGGGGATCAAACGGTCGCTTAAAAGAGCCTAGAGTATTCAGCCCCTGCATTGCATTATTGGTCACTTAACAGTTCCATGTTAAACAAATAGTCAGTGCTGATGCGGACAGCCTTCTCGAAAATTTCATCCTTTACTGGGCCAATGGGCGTTTGATAAAACGCCCAATACCCAACCTTGCTACCAATTGGTCTGTTGTAGTAACAGATTCGCTTTTTTTCTTTATTCAGAATTGAAGGAAAAGCCCATTTATCATCTATATCACCTTCTAACTGATGCTGGTCGATTATCCAAAACTCATCAATTCCTAAATTAGTAAGCTCATCACCAAGACCCGCCGGACTGAATCTATTCTTCATTGCGATCCTACTTTTCAAATTGTATTTGGTCGGGATTCCGACCGCCCACCTCACACATTATCACTCCAACAGCCCGGCGTGGTAGCCGGATAACTGGTATCTCCCGCCAGGCGTACGCGCCACTCGCCTGGTGTATTCAGGGCCGGTAACCCGATAACCCGCAGGCGATAATCTTTGGAGTGATAAAAATGGCTTTTGATCCGAACAAGAACATGATCACCGCCGCCTTTGTGCAGCAGTTCCATGATTCTTTCGAAATCGCATCGCAGCAGAAGGACTCGCGCCTGCAGGCTGCCGTACACGATCGCGGGATGATTACCGGCGCGTCGTTCACCATCAACGATATGGGCACCATCGAAATGAACCCAATCACCGAGCGCTTTGGCGATACGGTTTGGGATCTGCCTGAAGCGGGTACCCGTAACGCGCTGATGGCGGATTACGGTGTGTTCGTACCGGTGGAAAAACGCGACCTGCGCAAGCTGATCGCTGACCCGCAGGGGCCATATCTGCAGCTGACCCTGGCGGCCGCGAACCGCAAAAAGGACGACGTGATTTATCGCGCGTTGCTGGATACCGTCCTGCGCAAAACCTCGAACACGGGTGCCTACGCTCCTGTGGCGCTGCCAGCGTCTCAGAAGATTGTGGCCGGCGGTACCGGCATGACCAAAGCTAAGCTGATCGCTGCCAAGGCCATGTTCCGCCGCAACGAGTGTGACGAGCAGAACGGCGAAGAGCTGTTCATCACGTACAACGCCGACATGCTGACGCAGATCCTGAGCGACACCACCCTGACCAGCGCCGACTTTATGGCGGTGAAAATGCTGCAGGAAGGTGCGGTATCCGGCAACTGGTTGGGCTTCAAGTGGTTGGCATACGAAAAACTGGACTCGGCCAGCGCTGGCGATCCGGCTGTCACCACAAAGACCGCCGCCGCCTGGTGCAAGTCCGCGGTGCATTTCGGTACCGGTGCAGAGTACAACACCGATATCGGTCCGCGCCGCGACAAGAACAACACCATTCAGATTTCTGTCGATGCGTCCTATGGCGCCGGCCGCGCAGCCGAAAACAAGGTTGTCGCGATCGACTTCACCGCTTAATGCCAGCGCTCCCTTGCCGGGGGTAACACCCCGGCCTTTTTTATCAGGTGATCTATGGCTAACAACTTCGCGATCAGCATCTGTTCAAATGCACTGCTTGCCCTTGGTGCGCACCCAATCAACAGTTTTGACGAGAACAACGAGCACGCCCGCCTTTGCTCAAATATTTATCCCACCGTTCGTAACGACCTGCTGCGAAAACATCCGTGGAATTGTGCCGTAAAGCGCGTTGTGCTCTCACCGAGCAGCACCGCACCGGCGTTCGGTTTTTCGTTTCAGTTCCCGTTACCGGGTGACCTGCTGCGTATCCTTTCGGTGGGTGAAGCCTGGGATGATATCCCGTATCGAATCGAGGGGAAGAAGCTGCTGGCTAACCAGAGCGTGATCAGGCTGCGCTACATCTTCCGCAACGAGGATGAATCAACCTGGGACGCCGCGCTGGTGAATCTTGCCGAAGCCACTATGGCGGCAAAGCTTGCCTACGCTGTCACGGCCTCAGCCAGTCTGCGCGACAGCCTGACGCAAGAGGCTGCGTATTTGCTGCGCCAAGCCAAAGCCATTGATGGCCAGGAAGATCCGCCGGAAGAGCTGGGCGGCTATCCCACATACGAATCGAGGTTCTGACCGTGCGCGCTAACCTGATAAAAACCAATTTCACGGCAGGCGAGATTTCACCGCGCCTGATGGGCCGCGTTGATATTTCTCGGTACGCCAACGGCGCCAAGCAGATCGAGAACGCGGTTTGTGTGGTGCAGGGCGGGGTTATGCGTCGCCCTGGCACCCGCTATGCAGCAGCGGCCAAATATGGCGACCGTAACGCACGGTTGATCCCCTACGTTTTCAACCGCTCTCAGGCGTACGTGCTGGAGTTTGGCGACGGCTACATGCGGATTTTCCAAAACGGCGCGCAGCTGGTGAACGACGATAATACCCCGTATGAAATCGCCAGCCCGTACAGCTCCGCCATGCTGCCGGCCGTAAATTACGTTCAGGGTGCCGACACCATGTTTTTGGTGCACCAGGGCGTGAAACCTCACCGACTGCAGCGGCGCGGGCAACTTGATTGGGTGCTCGAGCCTTGCCCGTTTATTGTTGAGCCGTTCGACGAAATCCGCGACACGCCGGAAAAATGGTGCCGGCCCAACGTAAAAGAATTTGTCGGCAGTGAGGTTATTTTGACCTTGAGCGACGATGAGCCACCAAAGGAGGGCAGCACACCACCCATCACCGGTGAGGGGTGGACGTCGGAAGATGTTGGGTCGTATGTTCGCATTAATGGCGGCCTGGTATTAATAAAAAGCGTCGACAGCGCCTCAGTCGCTACCGGCACAATTCGTACCGATCTCACCGCCACACAGGCGGCTTCTCCGGGTGCATGGACGCGCGAGGATACGGTATGGACGGACGAATTTGGCTACCCCGGTGCCGTGACGCTGTACCAACAGCGCCTCGTTCTGGCCGGATCGATACGGTACCCGCAAACCATATGGTTCAGTGAAACCAGCGTTTATTTGTCGTTTGAACTGGGTACTGATGACGACAAGGCGATCAGTTTTACGCTGTCTTCCGACCAGCTCAATCCGATTGTGCACCTGGCACAGATGAACACGCTGATCGCTCTGACGTACGGCGGCGAGTTTACGATCACCGCCGGCAACGATGCGGCGATCACTCCGACGAATATCTCGGTGAAAAACCCCAGCCCATACGGCTGCAACGGGATCCGCCCGGTGCGCGTGGGTACCGAAATCATGTTCGTGCAGCGCGCGGGCCGCAAGCTTTACGCCGTGGCCTATGACCCGGACAGCTTTGTTTCGTATTCGGCCAACGATATGACGGTGCTCGCGGAGCACATCACCGCCGGCGGGGTGATCGATATGGCGTATCAGCAGCAGCCGGATGCCTTTATCTGGATGGTTCGCACCGATGGCGTGATGGTGACGATGGCAATCGACCGGGCGCAGGAGGTGATCGCCTGGTCACGCCAGATCACCGCCGGCGGCTTTGAGTCGGTGGCGTCGATCCCGTCAGACAGTAACGATGTGGTCTACGCGCTGGTGCGCCGGGAGATCGGCGGCCAGGTAGTTCGTTACGTCGAGGTTTTCGACTCTACGCTGTATACCGACGCCGCCGTAACCGGCAGCAGCGAGGCCGGTGCAACGACGTGGGCGGGGTTAAATCATCTAGAAGGGCAGACCGTCGATATTGTTGCTGACGGCTCAGTGATGCCTGTACAGGTGGTTTCCAGCGGTCAGATCACCTTGACGCGAAAAGCCTACCGCGTGGAAATCGGTCTGCATTTTGAATCCACGATCCAAACGCTCACCCCAGAAGTGGGCACCACCGAAGGCACCACGCAGAGCGCCAAGAAGCGCACCAGCGAAGTGACGATGCGATTTCTTGAAACCACGGGCGCTGAGTGCAACGGGACGATCATCCCGTTCCGCACCTTCGGCCCGGCCATTCTCGATAAGCCGGCGCCCTTGTTCACCGGCGATCACTACTTTGGAAAATTGGGCTGGGAGAAAGGCGAGGACACGTTGCTTATCCAGCAGCGCCAGCCTTTGCCTTTCCACCTCCTGTCCATCATTACCACTTTCACCAGCAACGGGGGCTGACAATGATCCGCAACGCAACCGCCGGGGATATCCCGGCACTGATTGAACTTGGTGCCCGCATGTATCTGGAATCGCGCTACGCGGAAACCTCTCCATTCGACGAGCAGAAGTGCGCAGAACTGGCGCAGCACCTGATCGCCGCACATGGCGGGTGTGTGCTGGTGGCCGAGCATGGCGGGCAGGTGATTGGCTGGATGGCCGGCGGCATCGCCGAGCAGTGGTTTTCGCGCAAGCTGGCGGCGTTCGAGTACGGGCTGTTTATCGCGCCGGAGCACCGCGGCGGATCTGCTGGCCCGCGCCTGGCTAAAACCTTTATCGCGTGGGCTGCTGACCATGGCGCCGCCGTTATCAATATGGGCATCACCACTGGCGTGCATGAAGAACGCACCGGGGCGATGTATGAACGTCTTGGCCTGTCGCGCACTGGCCTGTTGTATTCGAAGGAGATTTGATTATGTGCACAGGTGTGGAAATAGCCCTGGTCGCATCATCGGTGCTGGCTGCCGGCGGCGCTGCTGCAAGCGGTATCCAGCAGCAGAAAATGGCGAACTACCAGGCGGATCAGGCGAACGCAGACGCCGAGGCCGCACGCGCGTCAGCGCGCGTACAGGCCGACAGAATACGCAAGGCAGGGCGTGAGCAGGCCGCACAGGCAAACGCCGCGCTGGCGGCCTCTGGCGTCGAAACTGGCGAGGGTACGGCGCTGCGCATCACGTCCGGCATCACCGGCGACGCAGAGCAGGACGCATATACGACGATCCTGAACGGCATGAACACCGGCGCGCGGTATAACGCGCAGGCGCAGGCCGACCGACTCAGCGGCCGCAATGCGGCGACGTCCGGCTATATCAACGCGGGCAGCTCGCTGTTGTCTGCCGCCGGCGCCGGTTACTCCGGATGGAAAAAAGCCAATCCAACAACCACCACGACGAATACCGGAACCGCGGCGTCGAATAACATGTTCTCGAATATGGGGGTGCGCTGATGCGGATACCAACCGGAAATTTTGGCAATGTGACGCCCGAGGCGCAGCGTACGCGAATTGACGTTGGGAACGTTGGTGCTCCTGCCAATGCATTGCAGCACCTGGCGACTGTCGGGATCGGTGTTGCCGAAGATCAGCAGCGCCGAATTGCCCAGGAAAACCAGAGCCAGCTGCAGGCGCTGACGCTGCAGCTTGATGATTTCAGTAACGGGCTGGTTAACGATCCAGACCATGGCTTATTGGCACAACAGGGAACCAATGCGGAAGGTGCGACCAAAAACTACACCAGCCAGTATGAGGACTTTGCGAACAAACTTGCAGCTGATTTACCGCAGGAAATGCGCGAGCAGTTCCAGCAGCAAGCAATCGCAAAGCGCATTCAGCTCGAGCGCACAGGATTAACCCATGAATTGAGCCAGCGCCGCCAGGTGGAGCAGGGTAATTTTGAGTCGACCATAGCGAACAGCTCCACGCGTGCGCAGAGTTATTGGGGTGACAACGTTAATTATCAGTTAGAGGTTGGTAGCGCGCAGCAGCAGATCGCCGAGTATGGTAAGGCTCATGGTTGGACGCCGGAACAGGTAACCGAACAACAAAATAATTACGTTAAAACAACCGCATATAAAACCATGGAAAACTTGGTTGCGTCGGATGCCGACACGGCCGCTAGGCTGATGGGCGAGCCTTCTGACGTGGGCGGCGCGGTGCGCTACAGCGGTGGCGGTGCTTCGGATCCGGTAGGGCTTCGCAATAATAACCCCGGCAATCTGGTTAAAACGGCCAATACCTGGGACGGGGAAGTAAAAGGCGATGGTCGTTTTGCGTCGTTCGCCACACCGGAACACGGTCTGCGCGCGCTATGTAAAAATCTGCTGGCCTACAACAAACGCGGTTACACCACGGTTGAGCAAATTATCGGGCGGTGGGCGCCACCAAACGAAAACGACACTGCAGCCTACACGGCGGCGGTATCCAAGGCGCTCGGCGTGCCGGCTGACAAACGTCTTGATCTGACCGATATCAACACGCTTACCGCGCTGTGCGCCAGCATCACCAAACACGAAAATGGCAGCAATCCCTATTCGCAAGAGCAGATCACCACCGGCGCTATGGCTGCGTTGGGTATGACCGCCTTGCCTCAGCCAGAAGGTGGAAATTTGCGTGCAGCTGGCGCAGCAACAGCGGTTACTCAGCTCGAACCGGTACAGCTGGCGCGACTGCGTAGCATGGCGCAAGGGCAGTTAAGCCAACAGCAGCGTGAATATCGTGCCGGGCTGGAAAGTGAGCTGAAAGACTTCAACGCCGTCGCCTACCAGGGCAAGAGCTATCCACGCGAGTTTAGCGAGGGCGAGTTTGTCCGCGCTTATGGATATGACGCCGGACAAAAAGAGTACGCCAGCTACCTCGACACACGCCAACTTAGCCGCGACATTTCGGTTGTACAACAGCTATCCCCGGGCGGTCAGCAGGCGCTGCTTAATGCGCGCGAGCCGGTACCCGGCGAAGGTTTCTCCGAATCGTCTAAGCGATACGAAACCTTGCAAAAAGCCGTGGCCTACGTGAACAAGGTACGCGAAGCCGATCCCATTCTTTATGCCGCCGGTCAGCAGCAGGTTAACCCGTTGGATATGCAATCGCCGGAAGCATTCGGCAGCAGCCTTACCAACCGCGCCAGCGCCACCCCGGAGATCGCCCGGCACTACGGAACGCCATTAACCGTATTTTCAAAGGCAGAAGCATCGCAGATTGGCGAGATGCTGCGCACCGCGCCAGCTTCGCAGTCAGTCGCTTACCTTGATGCTATGCGCCAGGGATTGGGAACTGGTGCGCAGTATTCAGCAGCGCTGCAGCAGGTTAGCAGTTACGCCCCATCTGCTGCTGTTGCAGGTGCAATTATGGGCAAAAATGGCAGTGTTATCGGTAATTCTGGTTGGATTTCAGATACCACGATATCACCCGATTACTCTGCAAAACTCATCATTGAAGGAGCCAATGCGCGAGCAGGGATCACTACCAAAGTGAACGGAGTGGAGAACAAAACGAAAGGAATCGAGATGCCGAAAGACTCTGATCTGCGCCCGGATTTTGTTAATGCAGTCGGCAACGCCTTTGCCGGTGATGCCGCCGGCGCGTCACAGGCCTATGAGGTGGCAAAGGACTACTACGCCGGGCTGATGGCCAAGAAAGGTGATGTTTCTGGTGAGTATGATCGTGACGCATGGACTCAGGCAATCAACGTGGCCACCGGTGGCGTTTACGATTACAACGGGCAAGGGGAGGTTTTGCTGCCGTGGGGAATGTCAGAGGGGCAATTTGATTCTGCCGTAAACACCGCGTGGCAATCCCAGATCGTTGATGCCGGCATCAAGGCGCCGCCTGGGCAATATGGGTTGCAAAGCTTTGGCGACAGCCAATACCTGATAAAGCTAGGGGCCGGCTACCTACTCGGAAAGGACGGTAATCCGGTTGTGCTCCGCATCAACGCTGAGCGCGTTCGCCTAGGAAACGGAGGGATACCGCAGTGAGTTATTTCGGATTCAACCAGGCGCAGCAAAATAGGGAACTGGCAACGGCAGCAGAAAACCCGATCGGGTCCGCCCGCTCTGATGCTGATTTTTTTGATGGCGCATTCACTGCCCCTTTCAAGGGGCTTTACGCTGGGGTTACACAGGCCGATCAAGTTGCCTGGGCTGGCGTGGATGCTGTTGTGTCGCCGATCTCGCGGGCTGTTAATGATGCGTTCGGGGTGAACGACACCTCTGAAAGTTTCATCAAGAATCAGCGAAAGCTGGCGGAACAGCAGGTGCGAGCGTTAACGCCTGATGCAGGAACCACCGGTACCGCCGGGCAGGTGCTTTTCTCTCTGGCGGAGGTGGGTGGGCAGGCGGCGGCTGGCACGTTGTTGGGTGGGTTGCCTGGCGCTGCGGCAACAGTTGGCGGCCTTCAGGGCTTTTCCGATTACGAGAAGTCTCGCGCTGACGGTGTGGATTATGGTACCGCTGTAGAAAAAGCGCTGGTAACTGGCGGGACAGCGGCGCTTGGCGCAGTTCTTCCTATGTCTCTCGGCCTGCGTGCCGGTGGTGCAGTAGCTGAAGGCGTTGGCGCCGCTCTAACTTCCGGCGGTACAGCTGTAGGCGCTGCTGCCGGTACTGCTGCGCGGGCGGTACCTGACCTGCTTTATTCCGCAGGTACCAACGTCGCAATGGGCATGGCACAGAGGGGTTTATCAGCGGAGATCCTACGACGCGGTGGCTATGAGAATATGGCCCGCCAGTACGATGTTTTCGATAACCAGGCGTTGGCGGTCGACGCCGTGCTCGGCATAGCTTTCGGCGGGCTTGGTCGATTTATCAATAGCCGGGGCGAAAGCGTGGCGGTACGCAGCGCAGAGCCGGCAGAGATCGACGCGGCGCTGACTTCAAGCTCTCACCTCAACTATGAGGTTACGGCATCGCCTGGTGTTCCTGTAAGCGTCCTATCACGCAATGCGCATGCCCGCGCCATGGATAAAGCCATGACTGATGCGCTCGCTGGGCACCCGGTAGACGTCGGTTCATTGATGGATGGAGCCGAGTTTATTCAGCGCCGCCCGCGTGTCGATCTGGCATCGCAAGAGGTGCGTAAGGCGATGGGATTACCTGATGCCGTAATTCGCGATACTGACGCGGTTCGTTTCGACGATGTGGCCGGCGCCAATTATCTCGCAACACCTAAACCCAGAACGCGACAGCAGATCCAGCAAGATGAAATTGCGGGCGCGGAGCGCGCCATACGCGGGGATGATTCCCGTGCAGCGGAGGCCGATACACTGGAGGCACAGCGCGCCATTTCCGACAACCCGGATCTGCAGGTTCATGTCGTAAACCCAGATGACAGCACGACAGTGGTAAGGGCCGCCGATCTGATGGCTGAGGCCGATCGCGATGTGGCCAATGCCCAGCATGACGCAAATTTATTTGATGTAGCTGTGAGCTGCTTCCTGAGGAGATAATTTCATGAGAGACGAGTGCATTCAGGCGATCACCGCCGCATCACAGCGACCACTTACCGCCGCAGAAATAAAAGGGATTGAAGATCGCATCGTGAAGAATATGCGCAACCTCGCGCGTAACGATCCAGCCTCATGGCGCAATCTTAGCGAAGCGGAACGCATGCAGCGCGCCGGGCAGATGGCGGCCGACGAATTGCAGCGCGAGGCCGCACTGAAAAAGCGGCGTGTAGCCTTAACCATTGCCGCGCGCCAGCGCCTTGATAACTACATCAACAGCTACCAGGGCAAGGATGGAAAGCTCGAGGCGCTAAACCGCACCATAGCTTTTCACGCGGACGGCAAGGCTAATTTTCTTTCCGTTGAGTCGAGAACCAAGGCGACCCGCGATTATGCTCTGAGCCAACTGGAGGAGCTTTTCGAAGCTATCGATCCGCGCTTCTTCCAGCTGTTTGAGGACAATCAAGGCGTGCGCGATCTGGTCTACGAGATGCGTGGGCAGGAAACTGGAAATCAGCGGGCGAAAAAAGGCGCCGAAGCGTGGCGCCGCGTCGCAGAACTGCTGCGCCAGCGCTTCAACGATGCCGGCGGCGATGTAGGGTTCCTGGAGGATTGGGGGCTGCCGCAGCATCATTCCATGGAGAAGGTGGGAAAAGCATCACAGGATGAATGGGTGGGCTTTGTCGTTGGGAAACTCGACCGCAACAAATATGTAAAAGAAAACGGCGAGATGATGAATGATGCGGAACTTGCCGCGTTCCTGGGCGACGCCTACAAAACTATCGCTACTGGAGGCATGAACAAGCTGGGCGACAGCGGGCTGCGGGTTTCTGGCGCCCGGGCAAATCGCGGGAGTGCTGAACGGCAGATTCATTTTCGTGATGCCGAAACCTACCTCGAATACCAGCAGCGCTTTGGCGAAAAATCGATGTGGGACATTTTGGTAAATCACATTGATGGCGTGAGCAAGGATATCGCGCTGGTGGAAACCTACGGGCCTAACCCCGATCACGTATTCCTGTCTCTGTTGGATCAACTGACCAGCGAGACAGCAAAGGCAAACCCGCAGCGGTCTGGGCGTATTAATCGCCTGCGTAACAGTACCGAGAGCCTTTACAATTTTGTTGCCGGAAAAACGCAACCCATCGCGAACCCACATATCGCGCGCTGGTCGGATAACGTCCGAAACTGGCTTGTTGCAACGCGGCTCGGTTCGGCGCTGATCTCTTCACTTTCGGATAACGGCACTATGTACCTTACCGCCAAAGTGAACAATTTACCCATGGCGCAGCTGTTGCGTAACCAGTTGGCTGCCATGAATCCGGCGAACAAAGAAGAGCTACGGCTTGCGCGCGGCGCCGGCCTATCGATGGAAACGCTGATCGGCAGCGTGAACCGCTGGGCGACCGACAACATGGGCCCGTCGGCGTCACGCTGGACTGCCAACGCGGTTATGCGTGCCAGCGGCCTGTCTGCCTGGTCTGATGCCCATAAACGCGCCTATGGCGTCACCATGATGGGCAGCGTGGGTAATCTGGTGCGTCAGCATGGAAGCCTTGGCAAAATTGCTGCTGATGATGGCCGGATCCTAAAGAGCAAAGGGATTACAGAACACGACTGGAGCATTTGGCGCCTGGCAGAACAAGAGGATTGGGGGAACGGTAATACAACCATGCTCACCCCGGAAAGCATCATGCGTATTCCGAATGAAAAACTCGAGGCATTTGGTAACCCGGAGCGCGTGAAGTTCGAGGCGATGCGCAAGCTTCTCGCCACGGTTTCCGAAGAAGTTGACATGGCGGTGATCTCGCCTGGCGCGCGGGAGCGCATGATCGCAGGCGCGGGCATGCAACGAGGCACTGTTTCAGGGGAGCTTTGGCGCAGCCTATTCCTGTTCAAATCCTTCCCGATATCAGTGATGATGCGCCATTGGTCGCGTGCTATGGGAATGCCATCGGCTGGCGGCCGCGCCGCTTACCTCGCGACGTTCTTGGCTAGTACGACGATTTTAGGAGCCATGTCTCAACAGATTAGCGACCTGATTGCGGGCAAAAATCCCCGCGAAGCCTTTGGCGAAAAGGCACCGCAATTCTGGCTTAACGCGCTGCTTAAAGGCGGTGGTTTGGGGCTGTATGGGGATTTTCTGCTATCTGACCACACGCGATATGGATCTGGAGCGCTGGCCTCCATGCTTGGCCCGGTGGCCGGATTGGTTGATGATGCAATCAAGTTGGCGCAGGGCGTTCCGCTAAATGCCGTCGAAGGAAAGCCGGAGCAGACAGGTGGTGATACCGTGAAGTTTGTGAAAGGTCTAATCCCTGGACAAAACCTGTGGTACACAAAAGCCGTTTTGGATCATATGATATTCAACCAAATGCAAGAGTATTTCTCTCCTGGTTATTTGCGCAGGATGGAAAAGCGCTCTAAAAAAGAATTCAATCAAACCTACTGGTGGCGCCCACAAGATAGATTGCCGCAATAAGGAAAATAAAGCATGCATCTAATCATCGGTGTTGTGGTATTTGCATTAGTAATGTGGTGGCTTTATAGGAAGGATGTTTTTGATGAAGGTGAGTTCTTTGCGATCATGGTGCTTGCTGGGAGTGCTTTGGCCGGGTACTTGGGAACAACGAACTATTAATAATTAAATAATTGAACTGGTGAATAAATGAGTGTACGTCATCTGATTGGAGCCATCTTGTTAGGAGTGGTCTCCTTGGCACCTACAGCGGGTAATGCCGCTGTTTTCGGTGGATCCAATCTAAGCTTTTCTGGATATCCTGAGTTTGATGAATACCCACCCAGCCCGCCGTATGGTAATGATAAATACGCATGGGAGAACTACAAAAGAGAAATTGAAGACTATGTTAATAAAGCGAAAGAATACGTAGAGAATGCAAATAATGATATTTCTCGCATTAAAGAGGCGAAAGATGAAGCCATTCAAAAGGCAAATAATGCCGTAGATGAGTACAACAGAAATGTAAGGGGCTACTGATAACAGATAGTCAGGAAACCGACCAATCCCCCGTCGCATCATAGCCCCATGACAACCATGGGGCTTTTTTATGCACAACGATTACAAAACCCGCCTGACCGCGCTGAGCGATAAGTTAACCGACGTCGTGCTCGAGGAAGCCGATCCGGATACCTGGCCAGGCGCCGACAAACCACTCGACAAACACACGAAGCAGGAGCGCGGCGATCGCTACTGGTGCAAGAAGAACGCGGCGGCGTCGCTCACACTACTGATGAAGGTGCATTCGCTGATCGGCATGCACACGCGCGGCGGCACGCCGAAAGACGGCGACGAGCCGGACGACGAGGCGTTTCGCCTTGGGCAGCAGGTGTCCGCCGCTGAGCGCGCGGCGCAGGAAGTTCTCGACCGTATCCAGCAGCGGAAAAAATGATCTCGTTCGTCGCCTTTTTCATCATGTGGGCGGAGCGGATGGGGTGGGATGTTCCCGACTGCCATTACCGAGCCGCGCACTGGTTAGAGCACCGTGGAAACCTCGCGGTGCTTCGCTGTTTCCGTGGTTTCGGCAAATCCACCATATTGGGGGTTTACAACGCTTGGCGCTATTACTGCGATCGGCAATATCGAATCCTGCATCAGTCGGAGTCCGACACAACGGCCAGAAAGACAAGTCGAGACACGCAGAACGTTTTACGCAACCATCCCCTGACAAAAGGAATGCTGCCCGACGGCATCGGCACAATCGAGCAGTGGTGGGTTAACGGCTCGCTGGATATGCGTAACGCTAGCATGTTTGCTAAAGGCATTTTGTCTAACGTCACCGGCGCGCGCGCCAACGAATGCCAGAATGATGATGTCGAAGTGCCTGGGAATATTCAGACACCTGAAGCACGCGAGAAGCTGCGCTATCGACTCAGCGAGCAAACCCACATCTTGATCCCTGGTGGCAGAAAGCTGTTTATCGGTACCCCGCATACGCACGATAGCCTCTACGACGAAAAAGAGGCCGAGGGAGCTGATTGCCTGACGATAAAGCTTTTTGAGAAAGAGCACCGCGTCGAGGCGAAATCCGCGAATAAGAAAACCTACCGCCTGCCATTTGCCCCAGAATATGTTTTTGTCGGCATCCACAAGGCCGCAAGGTTACTGATCGAAGGGCGAGACTACCGCCTGACTGATGATGGAATAGAGTTTGCTGCGCCACCCGAAACCGTCGTGGATTTTTACGCTGGGTGCGCATGGCCAGGACGCTTTGATCATGAAGAATTGCTGCTGCGCCGGAAAGAGTGCCGCACAGTCAACGAATGGGATAGCCAGTATCAGCTGCACAGCAAACCTGTCGCAGAGGTTAGGCTCGATCCAGACCGCATCCGCGAGTACAACGTGCAGCCGGAAATCCGGTACGCGAACCGCACAGCATCGATGTGGCTGGGCAGCCAGCAGATTGTCGGCGCTGTCGCCTGGTGGGACGTGGCCACCGGCAAAGCGAAAGCTGACGCCAGCGCCTTTTCGCTGGTGCTGACCGACGCACGCGGGCACCTGTACTGGCATGTGTGCCAGGAGCTGATCGGTGATCTGGCCGAGTTCGACGAGCGCGACAAGATCACCAGCGGCCAGGTGGTGCAGATCCGCGAACTGGTGATCCGGTACCAAATCCCGCAGGTTGTAGTTGAAGTAAACGGACCCGGTAGCTTCGCCGGCAAGCTGCTCCGCCAAGCGCTGAAAGGTACCGGCTGCGGAGTGCGGGAAGAGTTCACCATAACCAACAAACAAAAACGCATCCTCGACGCATTCGAGGCGCCTCTGTCGTCCCGTTTCCTGTGGGCGCATAGCGACGTGCTCGACGGGCCGGCCTACGACCAAATGCGAGATTTCAACCCGGCGGTAACCAACCAGCCGGACGACTTTATCGATTCTGGGGCGGGGGCTATTAGCGAGACGCCGGTGCGCATCGGAAAATTGGTCGGGAAACCGACCGCTCAGGGGCGGGAAGATTGGCAGCCATCAGATGGCGATCACGAGGTCGCCGTGGACTACTAAGAGGCTTCCCCCGATGGCGGTTCCAATCCAAACCCCTTACAACATCTACACCGCCAACGGCGTAACTACGGTATTCCCGTATGAGTTTTTAATTCTGGATGCAGGTGATTTAACAGTTTCCATAAATGGCGAGCCCGTTACTTCGGGCTTTAGCATTACCGGCGTTGGCACAACGAACGGCGGCGATGTGATTTTCCTGACGCCGCCAGCGGCTGGCGTAACCGTGATGAATCTTCGCGAAATCCCGGCTACGCGTCTGCAAAACTATCAGAACAACGGTGATCTGCTGGCAGCTACCGTCAACAATGATTTCGATCGGTTGTGGTTGGCAATCCAGCAATCATACCTGTATCTAGGTTTGTGTCTGCAGCGCCCTCTGCTCGGCGGCCCGTTCAACGCCCACGGCTATCGAATCGAAAATTTAGCAGATCCTATAAATCAGCAAGACGCTGCGACAAAAAATTATGTGCTGGTAAAAATTGCTGAGTCAGACGCTGCCGGGGCGGATGCATTGGCGCGTGAACGCGCCGAGCGGATCGCCGCTGACAACGCAGAGCAGGCGGCGCGGACCAAGGCGGATATCGACATTCGCAACGAGATCGCCACGAACAACAAGCGAAACCTCCGGTTTGGCTATGACGTTGACGTGATGCCTGATGCCGCTACCAACGCGAATAAGCTGGTAGGTCTGAACGCACAGGGTAAGCCGGTTCCGGTTTCTGCTGACGCAGGTTCGAATACTGAGTTGTCGCTCGAGCTGGCTGATTCTGGGATGCCGGGCGGAGCCGGGATGGTTGGCTGGAATGGTGAGACAGTCGCGGATGCGCTGGCCGGCATCATGGGTAAAACGCTGACTCGTATCACGAACAACGGATTTTTTGCGAACTGGCCGCAGGGCAAAATGTTTTCGTGGAAAGGTTACGCCTACATGGGGTGGCACGCTGGCAGCTTGCACGGCTCTGCCGACGCTGATGCGTACATTATTCGAACTCGCGACGGTGTAAACTTCAGCGACATCTTCACTGTGGCCACGCACACCTCTAACGAAGGTGCCGCATGGTTCTCTGTTGGCGTTACCGCGGAAGATACCCTGATCGGGATTGTACGATTCCGGCAGGGCGCTAGTGATGACTCCCCGATCAGACACGTGTTTTACCGCTCGACCAATGGTTCAAGCTGGACGGCGGGTAACGCGTTTACTATGACCACGGAATCCGGCGCCACTCCAACTTTGTATCACGGCTTCTGCCTGCTGCCGAATGGTAACTTCATCACCGGCTATCACGCGGCCGATGGTGAACTCGGTTATGTCGAGATAAACCCAAATACTGAGGCGTATACAAAGCACGTCATTTTGACGCCAGCGCAGAACCTGTATAACGGCGCTGTTGTGCACGTTGAACTTAATTTCCTTCGCCGTGATGATACGAACAAAGTTCTGATCACTTCTCGCTCTCAATTTGCCTCGTATCAAAACCCAGGTATGTGGGTGTTGGATGTCGGCACAGGCAGCTTATCCGGCATGGTTCCAACGGGCATCCCGTTTAGCGTTAACCCGGTGACCCCTGTTTTTGCGCCTGGCTATCAGCGTGTCCTGTTTGTCGTCGCAAACCGCTATGACTCCCTCGATCTTACTCGCGAGCAGGCCGGGCTTTGGGTTTATGAGGCGTCAATTTCTGACGCATTCAACATGAATTGGGCTGGGTTCCGCGGGCGCTGTGTGGCCCGTCTTTCAGGCGACCTGAATTCAAATGCAGGCGTCGCGGGCGTGCAGCATGCGTGTCTGCATGGTGACATGGTGCTGATCGGAAGTGGTTGTGAAGTGGCGGGCAATGCTGATCGCTCTGATGTGTTCATGCTTAAGCTGGACTATCGCCCGTCATACATCCAAACGCAAACCGCGTTCCAGACCAGCGGCGCAGCGGCGGCGGCTCCAAATGGGACGACAGAATTCCGCCTATTCGACGGTGCTGGCAGGAATGCGCGCATTCGTATGAATGGGCTAAATCTGGTCAACGATTCCGGTACGATTTTTCAGTTTGGCTTTACCAACTTGAATAACGGGAACCGCAGCATTGGTTTTTACACGGGAGAGGTGACGACTCCCGCGATCTACATTCGCAGCTCGGGCATTGCAGGTAATCCCGTTGCCATGGATTTCAACCGCGATATTAATTTCGCCGGCGGCACATTCCATTATGCCCCTGGCGCGCGCATCCGATTCAACTCGAACACGTCCGCTCTTGGCCCGTCGACCATTTTCTACAACACGACAAATAACCGTTTAGAGATCAACTCAACGAGCAGCGATACCGCGGCGATCATGTATTCGCGCAGCACCGATATTCTGACGTTATCACGCTCAGATGTTGGCTCAGCGGTTAACCCCGCGGGGCTTTATTTGTTGGCGTCGAACGATGCGGGAGCGTCATCAGTAACCGGCGGCGGCTCACTGGGTATCGCCTTTAATGTTTCCGGTTACACCGCGGGCGCGGCGCTGCGTGTTGCACAGAATGGCAACATTCTTGCGAACACCCCGGTTCAAAAAGCGCGTTTCGCGGTGAACGCTCTGCCGACCATCGGCCTAATTTCTGGCGCTGAAGCATACGCCACAAACGGCCGTCGTGCTGGAGAGGGGGCGGGAGCTGGTTCCGGTTGTCCCGTTTGGTTTGATGGCACTTACTGGCGCACGTATTACGACAACTCGATCGTAGCGGCTTAATCAACGCCGCCGACAGCGGCGGAGGTGGAGCATGAAAATGAACGACCAACAACCCGTAAACATCGTGACGCAATTCTTTGCCTGGTTGGCTGCGATTGCATCCGCAGCCGGGATAACGACACAAGACCTAATCTACATCGCGTTCGGTGCAATCGGTGTACTGGTATCCGTGCTGTCCTTTGTGCTGGGGCGCATAGATGCAAGGGCTAAACGCAAACAGGAGGAGCGCAGAACAGCGCTCTACGAAGGGTATTTGGAGCGTCGCAGCGGAAGAGCTGGGCTGTCTATCGATGAGGCGGATCAGTACACGCCTTTGCCGGGTGGGGAGAGTGAAACGTGAGTGCAGTCAAAAAGGGAGGCGCCGCCGGTGCAATCTGTTCTGTCGCGGTAATTATCGGCCTGGTGTTATCAAATGGCGAGGTAAAAACCAGCCGCGCCGGACTGGAGCTGATCGGCAACGCCGAGGGCTGCCGCCGCGACCCGTACAAATGTCCCGCTGATGTGTGGACGGATGGCATCGGCAACACGCACGGCGTTAAACAAGGCGTGCGCAAGACAGATCAGCAGATCGCCGCCGACTGGCAAAAGAACATCCTGGCGGCTGAGCGGTGTGTTACAAGCTATGCCGCCGGCGATAAGCTGCAGCAGGGTGCCTTCGACGCGGCGGTGAGCATCACGTTTAATGCCGGTTGCGCGACGATGCAGAAATCGACGATGTTCAGGCTGTTCCGTCAAGGTGAAACTGTGGCCGCCTGCGAGCAGTTCCCGCACTGGGTATATGCCGGCGGCGTAAAGCTCAACGGTCTGGTGATCCGCCGTGACAAGGAGCGCGCGCTATGCCTGGCAAAATAACATCTGCGGTGGTGATCCTGCTGGCGCTGGCGGCCGTCGTCGGCGCTGGTGCCTGGCTGGCAGGGCGACACTACCAGCCGACGATTGACCGTCTCAACGAGGCGCTGACGCAGTGTAAGGATACTGGCCGGCAACAGGCATCGGCGATCGCCAGCCAGAACGCTGGCATTGAGGCGCTGCAGCGCAAACAGCAAGAGCTGGAAGGCAAGGTAAAGGCAGCGCAGGAAAAAGCCCGTAGGGAAGCGCAGGGCGACTATGATAGGGCAAGCGAGGTTATGGCAGAGCGCCCCACAGGCGATGTGTGCACGGCGGCGTCTGCTGCGTTTGACGCAGAGCTGCGCCGGGAGCGTGCCAAATGAAAAAGCTGATCGTGGTTTCTGTTCTGGCACTGGCCAGCTGCTCAAGCGTTCCGCCGGCGCCGTCATATGTCGAAGTTAAAGTTCCGATCGCTGTACCATGCAAAACTGCCGATGTGGCGCGCCCAGCGTTCGCTGTTGACCAGTTGGCGATTGGCGCCCCCATCGATATGCAGATGCGGGCATTGCGTGCTGAACGCCATCAGCGCATCGGCTATGAGCGTGAGCTGCTGGCGGCGAACGAAGCCTGCAAATAATTTTCTTTCCTGCGACATCATAGCCATAGCGCCAGTATACGACTCGGCGCTTTTCTATCTCTCCCATGAATGATTATACTGTATGCGTATACAGTATTTTGTTATTAGGTAAACACCATGGGAATGCCAAAATTTGCCAGCCCGGCAGCAGACTACGTTGAGCGCCGCTTGAGCCTTGATGAGATCTGCATTTCAAAACCGAGTGCCACTTATCTGCTACGCGCCGCCGGCCAGGCGCTGGCGGTCGGTATTCATGCTGACGCGCTGCTGGTTGTCGATTCGTCGGCGACGCCGGTGCACGGTAGCATTATCGTGGCTGCTGAGGAAGGTGTGCATGTGCTGCGGCGCCTGCGCCTCTATCCGTATCGCGCGCTCGAGTTTCTCGATGGATCTGGCCGCGAAACTGAGCTCGGCAACGAGGATTCGGAAGAAGGAATTCAGGTTTTTGGGGTGGTGATGTATTGCGTGAACGATATGCGGTCTTGCGAGTGGGATGATCTACCGGTTATTTGA